TCGATTGATCGCCAACGGCCAGATCGAAGTCGGCAAGCCCAAGTCAAAGCTGGCGGTACGGCACGTCACGTTGCCGCCCAGCCTCGCAACCAAATTGCTGGCCTGGAAAGCTCTCACCTTGTGGTCTGGTGATGACGACCTGGTGTTCCCGACGATGGCCGGTACTTACCATATCTCAGCCCACAACCTCCGCCGCCGGACGCTCAACAAGGCATGCAATGCGATTGGTGCAAAAAGATTCCGCTGGCATGATGCGCGGCATTTTCACGCCAGTGTTCTGTTGAATGAGTATGGCGACAACTGGATGAAGATCGCTGATCAGATGGGTCACCACTCAGCTGACTTCACCCGCCGCCAGTACGGTCATTGGCTAGACGATAAAGTCAAGGATCAGAACGCCGAAGGTGCCGCACTTGACAACGCGGTTGGATTTTAATTTTAACTTAGAAAAGGGGAAAGCTAATGGAAAAGAAATATTGCGTTGGACTGATTAACGATGGCACTGACCACGGAATCTTTCTGGCGGCGCCTGACGACGAAAAATTGACCTTTGACGAGGCAATCGAACCGCTGGATATATATTACAATTTTACATACATCACATATGACGAGTATTTTAAAATGGGAGGCAACGCAAAATCACTGAATTGGGGCTAATGGTGGGGGGGGGCTAAGTGCCCCCCCCTTGACTCACCTCACACTGCCGTGCCAGACCTTGACTGACCACGTCCGACCTGGCCTTGCCCAACCTGACCACGCCTAAACACGCCTTGCCTCGACTGCCCTGCCCAAACTTACCACACCAGAACCGACCATCCATGCCTGGCCACAACGCACCCTAACAGGACTGCCTTGCCTTACCGCGCCGTACCTCGCCGTACCTCGCCGCACCCCAACATATCCCGCCATGACTTACCTCGACTGCCTCGACTTGCCTGGGCGTACCCTCCACACCTGGCCAAAACCAACCCCAACTGGACTGCCTTGAACTAAACACTGGTATCTTCTATCGCTTTAAAAATACTGCTCAATTCCTGGTAGTGGGCATATCTGTCTTGCCAGTTGTTTGCTTCTTTCATAGCTTTTTTCAAAACCTGTTGTCTTATCTCAGCATCAGACAAAGCTTCAACTGTTGACACATATGATCGTGTTTTTTCTCTGGTGATTTGAATGTATTGCCGGTATTCCTGCACACCTGTTTCCTCTCGACTGACTGTAATTAGACAATTTATCAAATGTCTTGCCTGAGTTTTTCTAAACTCCTCGGCAGCAACCGAGTCATCCCATTCAAAACAACTGTGCAAACGATGATCAGGATCTCTTGCTGCGTTTACGACCAGCCCGGCATTTAGTATTCCTGCTGTCTCCTTGATGGTTTCCAGCTCATCCCCGACAACCTGGGCAGTGGCTCCCCGTATGCGGGAGCCTTTCCTGAATTTATAGATTGCTGCCTGTTGTTCGTCATCAGTGGTTCGCACCAAAGCGTTTAGAAGCGCCGTTTCTGTTTCCATATCGCGTAAATTTGTCATGCGGCTTTCCTACCTTTCTTTTCTAATACTGCCATTTGTTTCTCGTCAATTTTAAATCGCCCCCAATCCATTGATGTTCTGGGTGCCCCTGGTCGTCCCTCGCCAACCCCGACATGGTGTCCGGCGAGTTCAAACAAATTGAAAATATTACTTTCTGAAATGACGTTTGTATTCACGCGCACCTTCAAGACTGCCGACCAGTTTCGGAACTCTCCCCGATGCCGGATGTCGGCAGTACCCATTGCGATCCGCACCATATCCTCACGCATACGAGGTTTGTCACCATAAATCCGCACAAGTTCATGGCCGTCTTCTGTAAACCCATCTGCTTCTACAAAGATCACCCCCCTTGCCACTACCATTTGGATGGCGTCTGTGTAACGGCATGCAGACGTTGCGGAATTTTTAAATCCCACAGCTGGGAATCCATACCAACCGTCAGTCGATTGATACATGCTATCCTGATAATCCTGTTCTGGATTTTTAGGTGCTTTTTTATTTATAGGTGTGCCTGTTTGTCTATCGCGTATCATGCCTTTGGCTTTCTTGCTCCAGGCATGAGTGACAAGCCGTGCTGTTCCCTTAATGGGAATAATCAAGCTGGCTATCTCAGGCTTTGGAATTTCGATATTTATAGGTGCTATTACTACTTTGCCCATTTTCGTTCTCCTTGGTTTGATTGAATTAAAATTATATTTTTGTTTTTGCGGCCATCGCTCCAGCCAGGGCCGTATAGCCAACGGCATCGAGCAGATGATCGGGGTTGTACTCGTTGTTGCATTGATCGCGGCTGAACTTCAGCAGGGCCATCATCACGGCAACCTGCGCTGGTGCGATCTCCATCTGCAGATACGCCGACCACATCTCAGCCGTATGCTGAAAGTTCTCGCGGTAATCGCCGTGCGTTTCAGCCCGTTTCTCAATAACCGCAATGGCCTTCTCCAGAATCCTAGAGGGCACGTTTCACCAGTTTTTCCACCTGCCATACAGGGATGAACTTGCGCCCGCCTATTTCGGAATATTCAATTGTTCCGCGCCTGATGGCAGTCCACATGCGGTTGATGTCAGTCTGGGTATAGTCGGAGCCGTGCAGCCTCTCCACCGCCTGCTTGACTGTAAGCAGTTCCGGGGCGCGGAAAACGTCAGGCGAAGTCATCTTCGACACTCACAGGTTCGGAGCTGGGAGGTGCATCCACCGGCATCATCATCGGTTCGTCTGTTTTTTTCGACAGGGTGATGCCGATGTTCAGACTGTCGGCGTACTGCCAGCCCGAGATGCTGTAGACACCAGCTGGTATGTCCGTTTCGATTGTCAGCTTGCCGTTGCTGAAATTGGGCTTGCCGCGCTCCATTGGTGCGGAACCGTCAAACCGATCAGTGTTCCGAAACATCGTGAACTTCAAGATATCGACAAATGGCATGTTTATCCTCCGTTGGTTAAGACTGATTTTCGTTTGTGGTACGCTTTTACTACCAGCTGGTAAGCGTCATGGTTTTGCGCTGCCAGAAGTTTCAGAGTGTCATGGTTTAATTCTTTCCACGCCATGTGATGTCCGAGATGCGGGTGATCTTCCATTCCCTGGATCTGATCACCGGCCCAGTTGAGTGAGCCGTCTTCATTCAACAGACACGCCGGTGTCTTGTCCTCCTGCTTTGGGGGCGGTTCCGATTTTTCGGTCACAGCCGGTTTCGATTCTTCCATCCGCTTGACCTTGTCCATCTCATTCGCGCTGGCGTACTCGCCTCCATGCAAAGCCAGGCTAGCCAGGGCGCGGCCTATTGCCGAGCTTTCTCCGTTCTCGATTGGGCTGGTTTTATTCACGTTTGAACTGCCACGCACTTCCTCTGCATGCCCGCTTCCGATAGTGCGGCCTGACTTGTCGGTGATGATCGCCTGCATCAGGATCGTCTTGCCGTCATCCTTCAAAAGTTTTGTCTCGATGCCGTATTCAAAGGCAAATGTTTTTCTGAAGGCCACTACGCGATCCTGCACCATCGTGTACATCTTGCCGCCTTGCATTGGAACTGCCGGTGCCTGTTCAATCTCCGCTATTGCCTGCTGTAATTTATCAGTCATTTCAGCCTCAATACATCCTGCTTGGTGCCCAGGTGACTTGGCCGCCGCTCACCTGTCGCCTCCAGCCTGCCGTTCTTTTTAAGCTCGGAGCATCGAGGCCGGAACTTGATGTAGTTCTCGCCATAGACTGCGGCGATCTCATCGGGCGTCAGCCCGTCAGGGTGATTCTTCAGTGCGACAAACACCATTGCCTGATCTGTGATCTTCGTTTCTTTTTTTTGATCCGCAGCATCCTTGCTGGTCTGCGTACCTTTCCAGCCAGGGTTGGTTGGATACGGAAACTGAAACATTTTACCCCCCGTCATATTTTTTTAACTCTTCATCGTCCACTTTAATTGCCGTCATGGAGTTCATCCGTTCGATTTCGTTCTCACGCTCTTCCATCTCGGAAGTTATTATTTCCACTGCGATGCGGGTAAACACAGACTTGGATATGCCATAATCTTTTGCATATTTTTCCAGCCTTTCAACAAGTTGCTTTGACATACGGATTGACAACATGGTGTATGCCGTTTCTTGATGATGATCCTCGACTGCTTCCGCAAATTCATCGGCGACATTTGTTAGTCGTTCACCCCCGAGTTCCTCGTCCATAAAGCTATCTCCCATGTTTTAGCCACCTCAAAATTCGATCACGCCATCGGGGCTTTTTTTTAGGGGAGGTGATTGATCCCCCGTACCCCAGAAATCTGGTGTGCCCTTCGACCTTTTTCATTGCCAGCTCTTCTCGGCCATCTGCTTGAACTCCGGCGTCTTGTCGCGCCACATCCAGTGACTGAAGTCTGGCGGCACCAGCTCCAGCAGCTCCTTGATCGAACTGGATCGCTCCATCATGGCCTCGCGGGTGCGGGCGACGATCCGCAGCCGGTCGAGCGCATCATTCAAACGCGGTTCACTCAGCTCCTCCGAGTCATCGGAACTGAAGACGCGATATGATTTGCAGTTGGCGTAGACCAGAAATATTTTTACGTTTTCGGATTGCCGGCGCATCCACTTCCAGTAGAGCGCGACCTGGGCTATGTGGTCCGCCTTGGGTTTTGCGGGCAGCGAATTGATTTTGAAGCCGCGCTTGGACTTACCTGAGCTATCAACGTAGGGCCATTGAGTCTTCAGCTCGACGACAGAGCGTGTTTTTATGTCCATCTGGCCGATATACGGGAGCTGGAGGCCTTCCATCTCAACCGAGCACCACTGGCCACCCTCGACCTTGTTCTCTCCCTTGACGGCTTCCCTGGCGCCGAGCAGCAAATGCTCCAGCGTGAGATTGATCACAAGATCTTCCTGCTCCGAGATATCGGACTTGTACTGACCGTTGCGGATGATATCGAACTTGGTTTGATCTTCCGGGTAATGTTGCTGGACCTTGTGCTCATCCAGGATGGAGATGGCATGCCGCATGGCATTAGCCGGGTCATCGCCGTTGACCAGCACCCGCTCGACATACTCATGGCATGCTGTTCCGGCTTTCATGGCGCAGCCTGGGGGGGAGTACATTTTAGCAGGGCGAGCGATAGCCTTCTCAAAAATCTCAAGGCATGTCGGACGGCTTGCTCCCGAAGGCGAGTGATGTTGAAAGTTAAATCTTTTCCACCACGATTCCAGATTGTTTTCCCTGATCACCACATTCAATCCAGTTTTCTTTTATAGCCAAGATAACCACAGAATGTCTTTTATTGTCAAATAAGGAATCTAGGGGAATAAATATCCATTCATGTTACATATACCTACCTATAACTGTACATGACTGTGTGTGTTTGGGCGTGGTAAAAACAGGGCAAAAAAAAAGCCGCTGGTGCGGCTATAGGATAGTTATGGGTGTTATTGGTTACGCAATTTTTTTCACGTTTCTGTCCTGATCCTGCAAAATCATGTCGCCGTTTTCATCGACCTCGATCTTGATGTACAGGGTCTGGCCGGGGCGTGCCCGATACGACAGATCAACTTTCGTCGGGGGTTCGTGTTCCTCATCAAAAACCTTGCCCAGCGTTGTACCGAGTATCTGGCAGATTTCCTGACAGACATTTATCTTGGGAAAGACTTCAGATCTTTCGTAGCGGCGATAGGCCGCCGGTGCAATGCCAAGACGCCCGGAAAGCTGTGTGACTGTCAGGCCTGCTTCCTCACGCGCTCGTTTAAGTTTATTCATTTAAGTAACCCGTGGTTACATCATTAGATATCAGAACCACGTTTGGCAATAGACAGCACAGCAAAATGGCCATTTTAGTTAAATTCGTTTGACCAGTAACTCCAGGTTACAGTAATCAGATGTTATGGTTACATTTTCAAACTGGGTTGCAAAGTCAGGCCAGTCGCATGAACAGGTTGCACGTCGAATGGGCTGCAGCCGCGCCTATGTCAGCTACCTGATCCACGGTCAGAAAACGCCCAGCCTGGAAATGCTGCGGAGGATGCTGCTGGTTTCCAACGGTTCGCTGAAGGCGGAGGATCTGATCCTTGAGTTTACCATCGGAGTTTGAAATTCACTCTTCGATTGTTTCCTGGCTGCAGTTCGCACTGCCGCAGGGATCGATGGTTCACCATTCGCCGAATGAGGGCAGGCACCATGTCCGCTACCGCACCAAGCTTAAAAAGCTGGGGTTGCAGGCAGGCTGGCCGGATCTGGAGCTGCTGGTGCCGGTGGACTACTGGTTCGATCCAGCCTGGGGTCCGATCTATCTGGAAGTCAAGAATGAAAAGGGCAAACTGACGAAAACCCAGAAAACGGTGCTGACGCTGCTGGACAAGGCTGGCGGGCACTGTTCCACAGTCAGATCCATTGACGAGGTCAGAAACTTCCTGGCCCAGCGAATAGAGCTGCGGGCCTGATGCCCAGGTTCCACAAGGGCGTACCGCCGCCCATCAATCGCAACCCGCTGGTCGTGCGGCTTGTGGAGCTGATGAATGAGCAGGCCGTAGACACCATCGACCTCTGCAAAGCGGCAGGCGTCAGCCTCACATCAATTCACGCCTGGCGCACAAAATCAAACCCCAACATCACCAATCTGGAGGCTGTTCTGAATGTCCTCGGCTACACCCTTGCAATCGTCAGGCGCGAAGATGTGTAGGGCGTGCAACAACAAGCGGACACGCACCACGCCGGCGGGCGTCGATGCCTGTCCGCGCTGCGCCTACGAAGCCGAGATCGAGTACCAGGTGCTGAAGGATGCCCGGGCTGAAATGGCGGGCAGTGAGTGACCGAAAAATCAGACATCTGGACTTGTGTTCCGGCATCGGAGGATTTGCCCTCGGAATCGCAGGAGCAGGCAGAGATGTTTCCACAGTCGCATTCTGTGAAATCGAACCTTACTGCCAGGCCGTCCTCAGAAAACACTGGCCCGATGTCCCGATCTACGACGACATCAAAACCTTCCCCGCCGAAGAGTTCCAGGACATCGACATCCTCACAGCTGGCTATCCATGCCAGCCGTTCAGTCTTGCCGGGAAGCGCGGAGGCACGGCGGATGACCGCCATCTCTGGCCGGAAGTTTATCGGATCGTGGCTGCCGTCCGGCCCACCTGGTGCATTTTTGAAAACGTGCCTGGCCACATCACCATGGGCCTCGACGAAGTGCTATCTGACCT